CTAACTAATTGAGAGATTATATATTGTTATTAATATGGTGTAAGGTTCTAAAAAATATTAGTACACCAGACGCAATTATTATTAATGGTACATACATCGGAAATAATAGTTCAGCATAATTACTGAACAAAGCAATCACGCCTAAAAACATTAAACCGAAACCAGATAACAATCCAAGTATTAAAAGAGTTTTAATCATTATAATGAACCATTTTTAATTGGTTTAAAAAACTCAATCTTTTTAATGCCTATTCCATTTTTATATGGAATTACTTTATATGGTGTGGGGCTTTCTAACCCTGTTTTAATAGCTTCACGGATATAGTATTTCCAATTCGTAGCCATTAAATGATGATGTCTTTTTTCTTTTTCGTTCATGATTGATCCTTTATATATGATTTATCTTCAATAAAAGCCTTAACGCCTTTTAATATAGATTTACCATTTAATCTTAATATAGATCTAAAAACACTAGCTTGATCTTCTATATTTTCAATATCATAGAATAGTCGATCAATCTCATTTACAAGATCCATTTTTTCTATTTGTTTTTTTTCCATTTTATATCCTTGCTTTCGTTGTTAATTTATTTTGAATAATTTCAAAATATATCTTGAATTCTATAAAAATTTAAAATAAATATCAAGGATTAAATAGGATAAAATAAAAATAAAAAAAGGACAATAAGATATGAGTGATGAGATAAAAAGCCATGTTAAAAGCATCGCAAAAGATATAACCGATGCAAAATACACGGCCCATGAATATATGGAAGATGCTCTAGATATTCAATGGATTACTAACCAAGATAAAACTTACAGAGGCGCAAGGGTATTAGTCGCATTTGGTGGCCCAAATATTTGGGTAAATACTCAATCAAGTGAGGTTGAGGGCTATTGGTGGCTAGATAAGGCCAATGCTTTATTTACTGATAATATGGGCCTTAATGATTATCTTGAAGAAATTTATAATTGTAGTTAGTTTCATGGGCCGTTATTCATGGCCCATTATCCGTAGGTTAAAAGCTCTAAAACCTACGGATAGAGTTTTATTTTTATTTTATTTTTCGAGGCACAAGCTAGAAACTTCATATAACGACGCTCAAGCTAAAAAAATTCATGAATCAATGCACAAGCGGTCATTAGATCATGGTTCACGGCTCACGGAAAAAGGTTTTTGAAAAAGTTTTACAAGGTCTTCGGCTCACGGCTTTTTGCAAGATAATCACCCATAAGCAACGGCAAGTGAAACAATAGAAATATTAATAAAATATATATTAATCAATACTTATTGATTAGATATTAGTTTATTTTTTTAAGGTTATTCGGTCTATAAACATAAATATAATAATCATCAGTTAAATTATGTTTTTTAAAGTATTGATTAGCTGAATAGACGCCTTTAAAATATTTAATACTACCTTTATTTTTGCCTCTATGTTCTAAAATTGGTTTCATTATGGGCTTATTATTTTCATGTTTTATAAATTTTTGTATATAATAAATAGCCATAACTTAACAATCTAAGCAATAATTTTCAAATCTGGTATAATCAGCTTTTAAAGGTGTTAAACAGCTAAAACAATAACCTCTCATATCTCTAAATTTTCCGTCAACTATATGTGTCATTTTAAAATGATCTCTTAATTCAGAAACTTTTAAATGCTTTAATTCTGGTTTTAAACTCACAAAATCAGCTTTTTTTAATAGAGTTATTTTTTTATTCGGTGTTGTCTTTTTTAATGCGCTTGTATTCATCATATAATTTAAATAGTTTAAATTTTGGACAATTAAGAGCATAAAAACTTATTTCATCTCTCATCTCTTTTTGTTCTCTATATGCTTTATGCTTGTTGCTGTCTATTAATTCAAAATGTTCTTGTTTTAATTCTGTCATAATTTTTGACCTTCATTTATGTGTAATTCTATTTGACCTTCATTTTCATAAATACCAAAAAAATCATATTCGAATAAATCACTTTCATTTGAATAAATAACAATGTCCTTATCTTGATTATATTTTTCTAATCTTTTAATTAATTCTTTTAATTTCATAATTACATACTATCTAAAAACGGGTCATTAAATACTTCATTATTTTTAATATCTTTTTTAATGCCGTTTATTTTGCCCTCAATCAATATCTTAATTTTTAACTTTGTAGCCGTGTCAATATCTTTAAGGGTTTCAATCTCACTCAATAAATCTCGCAATGCAAATAATTTACCATAACGGGTTGAAGATTGACTAGCGTTGTTAATATTTTTAGCAATGTCAAAAAACATATCAGTATTACTCATAATTTATATTATCCTTTATTGTTAATTTATATCTTTATATAGGGGATAATATTTGATTATCCCCTATGGTGTCAAGTGTTAATTATAACTTTTATTTTCTAATTGTAGCGCTTTTGTTTTATTCCATACAATACCAACACCGTTTAAAACCTTCTCTAATACGATATTTAATTGTTCTGGTACACCACACTCAAAAACTGAATTGATTGCGCTTTGTTTATACAATTCAAGTTCTTTAACTTTTTTGCCTTCTGGTGTTTTTTCAGCTTCTTTTTTGGCTAGATAAGACGCCCATTTTCTTAATTGTTCTCTACAATCGGACGGTTGAATTCCACGCCCATAAGTATCACGTGAATAATAATTGTCCCTATCAGATTTTTTAAACTTATAGTTTAAATTCTCTTTAAGTTCTCTATTATTAATTTTGCCGAAAAATGTCATTGCTTTACGTTGTTTTATTTCTAGTTCAGCAATAGCGCCTTCTAGTTCTTTTATAACAACATCAGCTTTTATTTTTTTGGCAAGTTTTAATTCAGCGCTTTCAGTAAGATCAGCCACAATAGATTTCACGCTTAATTCAGCTTGTTCTATTAACGGGTCAATCTCATTATTGATACGTTTTTTTAAATGTTCCAACTGATACTTTGTTGGGTATGTTGATTTAGTCATATTATATTATCCTTTATATTTATTTATTTGATAATCCCAAAATATCCTATTGACAATTTAAAGTCAAGCCCCTATATATAAAAATTATTGTCCTTGCAATAATAGGGGTTAATAAGGAAAATAAGGCGTTTATTTACTTTGGTTAACAAGTGAGTATTTAAACCGATTGCATACTTATTAGCCCCTAACAAAAAAGAAAGTATGAAATATAAATATAAAACACAGAAAAAATTATTAGGTAGTTCTACCTATAAAATGGAAAAATCAAGCAAGTTTAAATATTTAAGCGAGATTTTACACTTAGCCCCGTCAAATATAGGTGGCGTTAATATTTGCGCTAGTTCAAGCCCCGTTTGTGTTGACTTATGTTTAAATACAAGTGGAAGGGGTCAAATGACAAGCGTTCAAAAATCAAGATTAAACAAAAAATATTACTTCTTAGCTGATAGGCAAAAATTTTTAAAACATTTAGACCGTGAAATAAAACTCTCAAGCGAGAGGGCAAAAAGAAAAAAATTAAAATACACGGTACGATTAAACGGTACAAGCGATTTACCATTTGAGAGATACAAGCTAGATAACGGCTTAAATCTCATGGAAAATAATCCACAAGTACAATTTATAGACTATACAAAAATCAAAAATAGATTACTTCAAAAACTACCAAAAAATTACAGCTTAACCTACTCACAAGCTGAGAATAATTTAGATGATATTAAGCAAGTATTAAAGACAAAATATAATATTGCAACGGTATTTAGAAAAAAACTACCAAAAAAATGGCTTGGACGTAAAGT